TGGAAACTGTCGCCAAACACAGCACTGTCATCTCCCCTAACATACTTTTCAAGCTTGGAAGTGTCCACGCCAACGCCTTCGAGCAATTTCCCGACAGCGTAAGTCATCACTAAGTTCCAAGCATCTCCTATGATGGAAGTCAAACGCAAGCCCGACATTAGCCCACCTAACACTCTCTCAACCCCACACTTGCCAGTCGTTGGATCCTTCCAGAATAGACTAGCCGTGTCGAAACTATGAAGTAGTTTTCCGGCAACCATATCAAAATAACTGTGATATGTCGGTGGGACGCTTAATCTGGCCCGATCCAGTAACCAACGGAATATTTCCTTCAACTCATCTGTAGTAGGTTGGTGGTCAAATTTTTGAAAGTCAAAGGGTAAGGAAAATCCATCACTGCTCTTTTTCAACATTGCGTCGAGCCGTGAGCAAAGTTGGGATACACTTTCTTCCCCGGTTGATCCGTCCCAGTTCAAGTAAGCCTTTCCAGTTAATTTAACTACCCACGCCATTAACAAGTAGGTTTCAATATCGCCCGCCACTGCTAAACGCACTTTACCCAACTCAGATTTCACTAATGTGGTATTCCTCTGTCCCACGTAACGTTTACACCGATCCACCAGTTCGTCATCAGTATATAGGTCGACCAGAGTATTCTTCCGAGCCTTGAACTTATGTACCTTTCCGTCCATCTCCACCTCCATCTTTCCAATAGACGACGAACCACTTGTCACCCACTCCCTGCTTGCCACAAAATCTTCAAAAGATATGAAGTCAGTGACCACGGGTGGGCAGTCAAGGGCTTCATCGACTAGCTGTTTGAATGAATAACCAGGTGGATACTTATGTTTTAAACCTCCATGCGCTAGATCTTTTGCCTCCTTCTCGTAGTCAAACCCAGGAAAGGGAAGGTTACGATATCCAGTTAGTGAATGACACTCAACGTATGGTAGCCAATTTTCCATATCCACCGGGCCTCGCTTTATACAATCACTCAACCACTTACATACTTTAACAAAATGCTCAACTCCATCATCGAAACAACCCGTTCTGGACATTTGTTGAGTCCATCTTCCTTCGTCTAATAGTACACCACTCCAACATATATTTAACGCACAGATATAATCAAAATCACGTAAACGACACAGTGTGTTTTGAAGCAAGCCCTCTTTCCGACTGCATGTGACGTAATCAACCAAATCCCGAACTCTAGTCCTTCGAATACCCAAATCGCTCTTTTGCCTGGGGGGAAAAGTCTCCAACCACCACTCCTCAGTAATGTGGTCGGGCACCACCACTGCTGCCTTCTTCCTACAACGTCCAAACTTCTTAGCAGCATTGCTAACAATCTGAGCCCAAGTAACTTTGTTACTTAGAACTGGAACTGCTAACAGAGGCTGCCCGACGCTCCGCGCCTGTAAGAACTTGGACGACTGATGGAAATATGACAATAAAGCCCACGCTACAGTGTTGTCGTGCCCTACTAAATGTGAATAACATGTAGAAAAATGGCGTTCTTCGTCACCTACGCCCGATGCCCAGTAACGGCACTCTCTATATCCGAGATCCCCATCCACAACTTCGAGTCTGGTCCGCCCGAGCCTGCGGACAACACTCCCGCTCCTGTCTCGAATACTCCCATCACCCCTCTTTCCAACCGCTCCATCGCGGACAAATTCCCATTGTCTGTAGTCACAGACGTCACCGGGTTGGAAGGATGGCTCGACCCCACTATCACCGTTGACCCTGTCGAAATGTCCGACGTCGGTGTAGTC